ACATTTCCACCGCAACCGCTTCTCGCTGACACCATCGGGCTATTCGGTGGTCGACGTGCAGGTCAGGGGACCGGTGGACGCGCCTGTTGATGACGACATGAAAGTCGGCACGGCAATCACTCTTCAAATCAGACTAGGGAGCACATCATGAGCGTTTTTGCTTCGTCTGGCGCCACTCTTTACATTGGCGGCCAGAACAATCTCACAACCATCGTTCTCGCGGATATGCAGGCCGATAGCTACGTCGAGGTCGGCGAACTGGAGGATCTGGGTGAATTCGGCGACCAGTCCGAGGACATTACCTTCACATCGCTGAATGACGGCCGTGTCCGCCATCTCAAGGGACCGCGCGATGCCGGTACGATGCCGGCGACTTCCGGCATGGACATGACCGATGCCGGCCAGGCGGCCATGGATGCAGCCGAAGCGACCGCCCATAGCTACAACTTCAAAGTTGTTCTCAACAATGAGACGACCGAGGCTGGCACGGGAAGCGAACACTATTTCACCGCAAAGGTCATGTCGAAGCGCATCCAGGTCGGTAACGCCAGCAATGTCACCCGCAAAATGTACCAGCTCGGCATCCAGACCGAGATTCTTGAAGTCGATCCGACCTGATCATGAGCGAACGTGAAATCAACGGCGGCCGGATCGCCATCACGCTAGAGGGACGGGAAGCCTTTCTGGAACCGTCCCTCGAAGCCTGCGTCGAGATTTCGGCGATTGCCGGGGGCATGAACGCGGCGATCGAGCGATGCTTGCGACTCGACTTCCAGACGATTTGCGAGGTGATCGGGGCGGGCCTTGTCACCAATGGCAAGCGCCTGTCGCCGAACCTTCGTCAAAGGGAATTGCCGAAATCGGTCTATGATGCCGGGCTGATCTATCTCCACGGCAAGGCGATCGACTTCATTCATGTCGTGGCGAATGGCGGACGCCTTCCAGAGGAGGTTGACGAAGAGGATGGGGGAGAGGGAGACGGCCCTTTATCTCAGTCTCAGAGCACTACAGAAAGCTCTTTGAGCGAGCCTGTGGCTGGCTAGCCTATTTGCCTGATCAGGCGCTGGCGGCCAACGTCAACAATCTTGAACTGGCGTTGACCGGCAAGATTGATCTGCTCCGAATGATCCACGGAGATGGCGGCGGTGGAGGTGCTTCCGGTAAGCGTCCACAGGCCAGACCGATGACCGCAGATCGCTTCCGTGCTATGACGACATCGCACAATGCGCGGCTGAGGGGGCAAAGACGTGGCGCTGGGGAATGACGCAGTAGGCGAAACTTTTGTCGAGGTCGGTGTCGACCTGAAAAAGCTCCTTGCCGGCTTCAAGGAAGCAGAGGCGGCGACCAAACGCTGGGATCAATCCATGGCCCAGAATGCGGGCCGGTCCACCGAAAGGCTGAAAGGCAAGACAGAGGATCTGAGCCGGTCGTTTTCGCTTCTCTCCAAGGGTTTCAGGGAAGCGGGAACATCCGCCAACCGCTATACCCACGATGTCCAGAAAGCGGCGGAGCAAACGGTTCTGGCACAGCGCAGCGTGCAGTCGGCAACGGACGGCATCAAACGGACGCTGATCGCCAGCGCCACGACGATTGCCGCTGCTTTCGGTGCCCGAGAAATCGTGCAGCTTGCCGATTCCTACGCCAACTATCAGAACCGCTTGCGGATAGTGGCTACCGATACGCAAAACCTCGCCAATATCACCGATGAACTTTACGGCATTGCCAACCGCACCCGCAACTCTTTTGGCGGAACAGCGGAAATATTCTCCCGCTTGGCCGTCAGTGCAAATGAACTTGGTGTATCCCAAAGCGAGTTGCTGAAATTCACCGAAAGTCTGAATCAGGCAATCATCCTGTCCGGTGCCAATGCGCAGGAAGCCCAGGCTGGCCTGATCCAGTTGTCACAGGGCATGGCATCAGGCACGCTGCGCGGCGATGAATTGCGGTCGGTTCTGGAACAACTTCCGGCTGTCGCCGATGTCATTGCCAAGCAGCTCGGCGTGACGCGCGGTGAACTTCGCAAGATGGGAGAAGACGGCGAGATCACCGCCGCGAAGATCATCGAGGCATTTGCCGGTGCCCGCGAGGAACTTGCTGGAAAATTCGCCACGACAGTTCCCACAGTCGGACAAGCGATGGAGGTGCTGAACAACCAGCTCGGACGATACATCGGCGAAACCTCGCAGGCATTTTCGGCAACGGAGCGGGTGGCGCAGGCCATCCAGTCGGTAGGCAACAATCTTGATACCATCATGCCGATTCTGACAATGGTTGTGACCGCAATCGGCGTCAAATATACAGCGGCGCTTGGTGCGGCGGCCATCGCCAGCATTCGCAAGACCACAACTGATGCGGCGGCGGCGGTGGCGGCGAATGTACTGGCCGCGTCCACCGTCAGAACGTCTGCCGCGATGTCATCGCAGGTTATCCCGACGCAGGCCGCTGCTGGCGCTTTGGGCACATATACGCTGTCTGCAACGGCGGCTACGGCAGCCATGGGCCGGATGCAGGTCGCCATGATTGGTATCAGGGCCGTGGCCGGAAGCGTTGGCAACGCCTTGCTTGCGGCATTCGGCGGCCCAGTCGGGCTGGCAATCACGGCGCTGATCGGCATCACCTATGCCTATCATCGTGCGATAGAGCAGGCGAAACAGCAGGTCGCCGACTTCAATGAGTTTCAGAAAGTTGCGGCTGAGCGTTTTGCGGAAACAGCCAAATGGGGCCGGGAGGCTTCAAATTCGATCCAAAGCGTCGGCACCAAGGCCAGCGGCGCAGCGAATTACCAACGTGAATTTGCCGGTGCGACAGGTGAAGCGGCGCGTGCACTTCAGGATCAGGCAAAGCGCGCCCAAGAAGCGGCGATCGCACTGCAGGAACTGAATAGGCAGGAAGCCCAAAAGAACATCTCCGCAGCCCAGGCAAGTATCAGTGAGCGGACTGCACGGACTGCCACAGGTGCGGGGGTGTTCGGCCTTGGCGCTGTCGATAAGCTGATTCGCTACGGGACTTCCACGCAGGATGAAGACAGGCGTGATGCTCAGATCATTCAGAAGGCACAGGAAACGCTACAGCAAGCCGAAGCGGAAATCGCACGGCTGAAAAAGCTGTCTCTCGAAACCTTTGCTCCTGCATTTCAGAAGACGCAGGGCCGCGATATCGGCGCGGAAATTACGCAATTGCAGCAGCAGCTCGTGGCGGCGAACAAGTCCGGCAATCAAGCGGCGCAGCGTGAGATCCTGAAACAGATCAAACTGCGCGAAGCCATATCCAAGAATCTCAAGGACGGACTGTCGTTCGAAGTGGCAGTGGCCACGGCTGAGGCTCAGGCGCTTGGTTCCGCGAAAAAGGCATCCGCGACGGCGGAATTCACTGCACAAATGGCTGATGAGGCGCTTCAGGAGATTGGTGCCACCGTCACCAGCGGAAAACGCTCCACAGCCAAGCAGGCCGAACTTTTCGCCAAATACAAGGCCGGCAAGGGACCGCTTGCCGCGGCGCCTGGTACAAGCCTGCACGAAGCCGATCAGGCGCGTGATATTGCCAAAACGCCGGGCATGTCGCTGTCCAAGATCAGGGATGCCATCGAAGGCGCTGGCGGCAAGATCAAGGAACTGCTTGATGAAGGCACGCATTTCCATGTCGCATGGGCGAAGAGCGCGCGCGATCAGGCCAAGATAGCCGAAGACACTCTGCGCGATCAGGAACGCTATGAGAGCGACCTGGCGCAGATCAATGACGATATCCTTCAAGCACAATCGGCGCAGATCACTGATCCGGCAGCGATCGCCGATCTTGAGAAAGAACGAATCACGGTTGCGCGCGATCGCTATGCCAAGGAGATCGAGAACCGCGTTGGTCTTGGCCAGATCAATGAAATGCAGGCCGCAGAATTGATGCTGGCGAATGAACGGCTGCGGACACAGCAACTGGCCAATGTTGATGAACAGGAATCGGCGCGCATCCGTCAGGAGAGACTGGATATCGCCGGAACACTCATTGAGGGTGAGCGAGAACTGCTTGGTATGGCGCTCGATCTCACAACGAATGAGAAGGAACGCCGCGCACTGCAACTGCGCATTCTTGATGCCGAAAAGCGGCTTGAGGATATCCGGCTTGATCAGATCATCTACGCGAAAGAATCCAGCGATGCGGAAAAGGATGCAGCTCGCATCCAGAAGGAAATCAACGACCTTAAATTCGGGGCCAAAACGCAAGACGTTCTCTCGGAACCCTATGTTCAGTTTGCCGACGATTTTGCCAATGCGCTGGGCCGCGCTGCGGAATCGGTTCTTGCGCTGGAAAACCCGCTGGCCATTCTGCAGGGCCTACTCACTGATCTCACGAGCATGTTCAATGAGGAGTTCATTCTCAAACCATTTCGGGAATGGGCCAGCCAGAATATTGGGATGCCGGTTGCCCAGACTGTACTTGGAGGTGGCCCAGAGGCTTTGGATGCAGCTTCTACCAAGACTGCACTAACCCTACAGATCATGGAAGCAGCAGCGAGAAACGCGGCACAGGCGCTAACCATGATCAGCGCATCCGGTGCCACCGGTGGCGGTGGAGGGCTACTCGGCAGTATCCTTGGTGTCGCTTCAAACTTCGTTCCTTCGGCAGGTTTATCTGCCGATGCAGCAGCAACCATTGCCGCCAATCCGGGGATATTTCATGACGGCGGCGAGATCGGGCGTGGCGGCATTCCGTTGCGCCGAAAACGCCCGGGCGAAGTCGATATCCGCGCCAAAGTCGGTGAATATGTCATGCCAGAAGGGCCTTCCCGCAGGTTTGGACCTGCACTCGACATGATGCGAGCCGGACAGATGCCCTCCTTCGGTGGAGGTTCCGCGAATACAAGCAACAAGTCCATCAGCCTTAGCTACGGTGACATCATTGTAAGCGGTGTCAGCAATGAGCGCGCGGCAAGGCGCACTGGAAAGCAGATTGCGGCCGAGGTGAATGCGAATATCGCCCGGTCGGCCAGAAATGGGATTTCGCGTAATGATTGATGAAAGACTTGATCGTGAAATAGAGGTCGGCGCCAAGGCCAGGCCGCGCTACAAAACTGATGTCATTGAGACGGATGGTGGCGCTACGGTTCGTAATGCCCGCTGGCGCTATCCGCTTTTTACCTTTGAATTCAACCTTGAGCCAGGCGATCCAAACAGTAATGATGCCGAAAGCTTGCACGAATTTATCGACCTGTTCCATTGCGCCGGCGGCCAGCATGAGACGTTTCGATTTCGGCATTGGTCCGATTATCAGGCCCGCGCCCAGCCATTGGCGACAGGCGATGGCGTAACGACCGATTTCCAACTCTATCGGGTCTATATCCGCGGGGCTGTCTCACGGCGCCGCAAGATCACGCGCCCTGTCACTGGAACCGTGGTGGGCTATGTCAATGGAGTCGAGTCATCTACAACCGTTGATCTGACAACGGGAATCCTTACGTTCGCGCCCGCTCCAGCGGCAGGATCAACGGTGACGGCCGATTTTGATTTTGATATTCCGGTGCGCTTTGATAGTGATGAACTCGAAATGATCGCGCTTTCCAATGATCTCGATCAGCCGGTCAACATCGTGCTAGTGGAAGAGCGCGAATGAGAGATGCGCCAGCCTCGATCGATACCATGCTTGCGGGCCGGACATTTACCCTGGCACGCTGCGTCAAGATCCAGCTCCGTGATTATACTGAATATGGCTTTACGGATCTTGATGAGGATATCGAGATTGCTCTCTCAACCGACATTTACACGCCATTGACATACAAATCCGGCGAAGGCGTGCTCCCTTCTGATATAGATCTCAGCGCGGGCCTGGAGGCAGACAATACCGAACTGGTGATCCCGCTAGGGGCCTCCATCACGCGTGCGGCCGTGCTGGGGCGCCGCTTTAATCAGGCGAAGGTCTGGATATTCGACATTGATCATTCACAGGCGGTGCCCGAACTCCTTGCGATGATGAAGGGGACGATCACTGAGGCGCGTATCGAAGAAGGCAAAGCGGTGCTTGAGGTCCGTTCCCAGGCCGATTTCTGGAACGTGACCATAGGCTCGGTTATGACGCCGCGCTGCCGCGCCGATTTCGGCGACACACAATGTGGAAAAGTTCCGGAAATCGCTACGGGCACGATCCTTTCCGTCACATCGGACATGGTTTTCCAAACCAGTCTTGGTGGATTATACGCCGATCAGTATTTTCGTTTTGGCGAAATCGAATTTATGACTGGGGATTTGGCCGATTTACCCGCTCGCGAAGTGGTCAATTATACCGGGACTACCGGCGCGCTGGAAATATTCGATCCATTGTCGACCATGCCAGCGGTGGGGGACCATTTCTTGATGAGCCGTGGCTGTTCGCGCCTGAAATCAAGCACTGACGCATCAGTGCCGACTTGCCTCTCCTACAACAATGTCACTCGCTTTCGTGGGTTTGATCGCGTGCCAGGATCCGATGTTTATCTCAAAATTGCGGCCCCAGGGGATGGCGGTGCGTGATAGGATCACAAGAGAGGATATCGTCCTTGAGGCGCGCCGCTGGATAGGCACGCCCTTCGGCTGGCAGACCAGCATTCGCGGCCGGTCCTGCGACTGTAAGGGATTGATTGTCGGGGTAGCGCGTGAATTAGGCATGCCTGAGGCCAAGACTTTGGCGGCTGGCATCCATAATTATCCGCACAATTTTAGCCCAACCCAACTCCTCAACGGACTTGAGGAATCGTTGATCCTGACAGAATTGCCGGATGCCGGCGATATTATAGCCTGCGAGATAGGCCCCGTGCCAGGCCCTCGCCATTTGGGTATATTGACCGGC